CGTTTAATAAATTATCTCCACCTATAAAGTTTTGTATCTCAGCAACCCTATCGGGATTTCTTAGATCACTAGCAGCCCTTAAATCTAAATCAGCAATACTGTCAAAAACAAAATTGTCCTTATGTTCATCAAGATTGCTGTAATGAGCAAAATTTTCTTTTCTATCTAAACCTTTGATGTGGTAAGTATTTTCTTTTATGCCACTAATGCCCGGGGCGTCTACATAACTATCAGATTGATTTATATTTACACGCCTTCTGCTCAAGGCTCCTTGTTGGTTAGATTTAATATAGTTAGCTAACCTTTGTCGGGTAATTCTGCCTTGAGGATTTCTTATCTCTAGTTCACTCATTAACTTAGGATGTATTTCGCCTGTTTCATCAATTAAGTTAAGTAGTCTTAATTCACCTTCAGGCACTCCACTTTGTTTAATTTGATTTATAAAAGCTTGTGCCTTACCTTGATTGGGCAGTTTCTTGCTTGTATTTACAAACCTAGCGGCCTTTGAAGTTAATCCTTGGTCTAATAAATCTGGGTCCGTAAACACAATCATATCTCCGGCAGGTCTACCCCTTCTTTTATTGTCAAATATAGTACCTGGGTACATCTGCTCATCTAATGATAACGGTTTGAACTCTTCAACTTTAGGGACCGGAAGATCTTTTGTGGTTTCTTCTACAACCTTAGTGGGTTCTAAATTTTCTAGTAATTTAGCTTCTGTTTTAGGAACAGTTTTTATAGTTCTAGCTCCTCTAAGCAATCTAAAGATAGGAATCAAACTAGCTGCCGCTAATGCAGAAAAGCCGAAATTACCCAAAGCTCCAAGAAAACTATCTTCTTCTAAGCTTTCAGATCCTCTCTTTGCAAACTCTCCAACTTCGTAGACTGCCAACGCATCTCCTACGCCAGGAGAAATACTAATAGCTAACTGATCTACAATCGGCAGTTCTTCAAACTCACGATACGTTTCACGAATATTACCTTCGGAAGCTGCCGTTTTTAGTTTTTCAACTACCTCTGCTCTAGTCGCCATCAAGTAAATCCGGTTGGTATCCTTCTAATTCTTTTTTTATTTTTTGTTCTTTAATTGAAAGGTTGTTGTATTTTTTTCTTGATTTATCCATTAGGGTCCCACCCTGCGGTTCGTTTTCACGCAACTCTGCTTGTCCTCTGCGGTAATCAGTAGCAGCTTGTCTTTTTTGTTTTCTAATTGTTCCTAATCTTTCAATAAGCTTTCTAGCTTTGTTTGCAGAAATAGCAAATTTTCCTCCTGGTCCAGCGCCAAGGGATGCGTAGTCTACGGGATTGAAAGGATCAAAGATAATGTCGGTAAAGTCTTTTACCGTAAGGTCATCTTCGGAGGGGCTATCTAGTTTTTTTTTTCTAAATTGTCAATTAGTTCGTCAAGAGAATTTAGTTCGTTTAGGTCTTTATTGGAAATAGTACGTCCTGATATCCTATTGAAAATAGGACTTCCTGATTCTGGGAAGAACATTTGTTCTTGTTGCAACAAGTTTCTGTCCATATTAGATAGTGTACGTCCGCTTTCCCCTAGAATTTCTCTCATGTTTGAATCTTGAACTCTTTGCATTAATTCTTCAAAACTAAGAAGGCCCATACCATATAACTCTGCATCTCTGTTTGATATAGTTCTGCCTGTTTCTCCTAAGAATTCTTTTATACTTTGAGCTTTCATTTCAGGGGGAGAAATACTTTCTCTGGCTCCTTGTTCTGCAATTATTGTATTTATATCAACGTCTTCCCCTCCTGCGAATCCTTTTCTGGAAGCAACTCGTTCAAGTGCTTGTATATTTTCATCAAAATCAGCTTGTCTGTCTTGGGTAAAACGAGGAAGTTCCATTCTTCTGTCTTTAATTTTTCCTGTTTGTTTGTAAGTTGCTGGGTTAAATAAAGTTTTAGCAAATTTGTCAAATGTTGGTATATAACTTATTCCTTTAGAAAGTGCGCCTGTTATGTTTCCTGCCACAGGAACATTACCAAGTATCTTGTCTGCTAAGTTTATTGCCGTTCTATATTGACCAATAGGCCCTGCCCTTGATTGAACTAATGACTGCACCACATCTCTTCCAACAGAAAATCCTGGTCTTTCCATAGGGAAACGTTCTACTGGCATATTTTCTGGCATAGGCAAAGAAGGTGCTGCCATCATATTGCTTGGTATTGCAGGGGGCATAGGCATACGTTGAATACCTCTAAATTTAGGATTATTTCTTATTAATCTTGAAAAGATAGATCCAAGTCCGCCGCCAGAAAACCTTGGGGCTAGGTTACGTGACGGCATCCTCAAGGGTGAAATTGAAGTTGGGCGATTAAAGTTAATAGAAGGACGGTCACGTTTCTCGCCTAAAAAACTACCTAACGTAGGAGCTACTTGTGGAGACATAGAATCTTGCATTAGCTGATTTTCTATACTGCTTACTTTGTTTTTTAAATTTTTAAAGAATCCCATTTGAAAATAATATATTAATTAAATGGTAAAACCAAGCGCTCCATCACCCATACCAAACATTTCTTCAGCCATTTCTAACTCTTCAAGAGTCATTCCTATACTTTTTAGGAACTCTTCGATCTGTTGAGGGGTAGCTCCTTCGGCCTCCATTTGTTCTACAATTTTCATAATTTGCATGAGGGCTTGTTTAGCTTCGTTTTTTTCTTCTTCGCTAAGACTATTGAGTTGTGCTTGTAATTGCTCTGGTAAAGCAGGGGCCGCCGGAGTCCCTTGCATCATTTGTTGACCTTGAGGCATCTGTTGGTCGGGCATCATGACTGGCGCCACATCCATATCCATCATTTCTTCTTCCATAACCTTATCCTTTATGTTTGATTGGAGATCTTACTTTGATTTGGATTGTAACACCAGAAAAGCAGAAATGTAAAAAAAATGGTTTTTGTTTGTGAGAGATCCTGTCCTTGTGTGTGTCCCTAGCGCGTAGCGCAAATTTTGTCCCTCCCCCCCTTCACTAGCCCGATACCCGATCCAAAAACGCTGACCAAATAGAGTCCCATAAAAAAAGGGGAACTAATGTTCCCCCTCTCTTCATGATTTGTCTTAACAATACAACAAGCTGTTTATTATGTTAGGTATTGACCACATGAAAAAAGGGGAAACAAAAGTCCCCCCTTTTTTTGAAAGCTACGAGTCCAACGGCGGAACTAATGTCATGCCGATATTCTCAGGCGTTGCCTGTCCAAGTAAGTCGTTCATCTCAGCGTTGATGCCACCTTGCGCAATCACATGAACTCCATTAATGATTAGGCTTTGGCAATCTGTTTCAATCGCTTTGCCTACTACTCGCGTTCCGTCTTCGTTATATAACAATATCTCTATTTTCATTTTGACCTCCTAAAAGTCGTTATTAAAGATAAGACTATTGTCGTTTATTGGATACACTTTGTCAACTCTTTTGTTGGCTTTTTTTTCTTCGCATTATTGGCGTTTTAGATCTGCCTGGCGACAGCTGGAGGCAATCAACCTGCCTCCCTGGCTGGTGAGATCTGTCCTTGTGTTAGTGTAGTCTGCTGGCTAGCAGGCCCGAACCCGAGATGATTGCTCATCCCCGATCCCGACCAGCTATTAGGAACACCAGCAGATACAAAACTATCGCTACTTCAAGCATTTATAGCTTTCTTTCCAGTAATCATCAATATAATCAAAGTCCGATATGATGAGCTTGCAAGAGTCTCCACCCCAGTAGCCTTGGATCTCCTCATGATACGTGTCCAGGTAAACGTTAGGACCGCCTCCGGCTAACAGGATCCGAACACCTCGATATGTCCCGTCTCCGTCAATCGTATACTTTATATCGTAGGCTTCATACCGCTCATCTCCATCATCATCCGGATAGAACAGCATCTCACCATTACAAACATCCTCTGCATAGTGCCTGCACATGTCACGCAGCTCGCGCTCGGTTGTGTTTAGTTCTTCACTCATAGCACTGCCCCCCATTGATTGGCCATCGCTTTAGCCAACCCGACATGAAACTTGCTTCTAACCTTCCAGCGATCCGGCCCTGGGCTAGCGTGATGTATGTCACTCCTGGCCGTTTCGCGTGTCAGGCTTCCTGTTTTAACCAGCTTTGGTAAGTTCTTCAACCAAAGACAAGTGCGCTTTGTCACGTTGTCATCTGCCTCAACAGACTCGGCAAACTCATACGGTTGCACGCTCTGCGTGAACGGTTCAAAGTTCTCTATTCTGGCCTTCGCATGCTTATGCATGACGGGGTTCTCGATTGCTATCCTGGGAACGTCAGCGTTCCAGAGATCTGAAAAGAGTGCTGCACCTTCATCTAGTTGCTTCCACATTTCTTCTACGGTTTTACCTGGGGGTGCTTTGTGCAGCCAACGCACACCACTATTGCACAATCTGGTGCAGGGCGGGTGAGCTACCATCAGCAGGTCCCAAGCTTCCATTTTTAAAACGTTACGAACGTCATCCTGGATATGTCGGTTAGTCTGATCATCAGCCGGTAATATATCGCATGACCAGGTATCAAAACCTTTATTCAGAAAGGCGTTTCTAACGGTTCCGCTGGTTTCGCATCCAATTAATACTTTCATTAGACTCTTCTCCAGGATTCGCCAACCTCTACCGGTTCAAGGTCGCTCGTTCTTAATAGGTTAACTGGATACATCCATCCGCCTCCGTTCTGATATTCGCCAACCTTACCCACTTTATTATAATAAATGAAGTGGTCCTCTTCCCATTCATCTTGATCGGGACGTGCACGACAGAAACCTGTAAGAGCAGTATTATCTTCTAGAATATACTCAAACTGTCTTCTGCTCATTTTTGTAAAGACTATCGTTTTAGTCCTTTCATCTACTTTCATTATTCTCTCCTAATAATTAATGAATCATCATAGTAATGGTATGGATACATCTTGTCAACTATTAATTTATATTTATTTCCAGGACCGTCAGCTCATCTTCGGCCCAAACTTGTGTTACCGTTGTGTTTTCTCCCCCCCACGCCAGAGCTAAAAACCCCCATCCCAGCTCCCGATTTAGCTCCCCGAATTAGATCCAAAAAAAAGCCAGCTGTATAGCTGGCTCTTTTTCCCCAAACAGATCTAATCTTTCACAAACAAGTCTCCAGGGATCTGTTTCAAGAGTGTGTTCATCCTTTCCAGACTGCTCTCCAGGAGTTCTTCTCTTTGTGTCATTTGAGCTAACCCGATCAGACCGAGCTGAGTATCAATAGCTTGTCTTAAAGTGACCCGATTATCCATATACTCTCCTTCTTTGCCAGCTAGCTCACTCATTTGCACTCTCCAAAATCTAACGAGCTACACGCTGAACATTCCATATCAGCTTTTGCTACTAGCAAGTTACTGAAGATGAATTGTTTAGGTTCGCTCATCTTGGTTGGTTTCTTAATATCAGATCCACACTCTGCACATATATATCTCATTTCTTCTCCTAATAATTAATGAGTCTCCAATTTATATGTTTGGATACAGCTTGTCAACTACTTTCTTTGTATTTATTTTACCTGCTTCGAGCTGTCCTGCTCCTGGAGCTGGACGCCTCTTTGTGTAATTGTGTTTCTTCCTTGTGTTGTCCCACCCCACACTCAAAGCCAAATCCCGACTCCCGAACTCCCGACATAAAAAAGCCCGAACTAAGTCGGGCTAATTTATAGAAAGTTTTATCACCTCATAGGTTCTTTAAACTCAACAGTAAAATCCAAATCTTCAAGCCAAGATGTTATCTCACTTTTAACTTTACTTACATTATCAAATTCAGAGTCGTTTTGCTTTCTTGTAAGAACCATAGTTATATTAAATGTTTGCATTAGAGATTAACCTCCTGTTCTAACACTTTCATAATATCTTCAACAGTTTCTGCCCCCACTTGTGCAAGTAAGATTGTATTACACAAATCAGTTTGACAAGACCACATACTTTCCAACCCTAGTCTGAAATCTCTATTCTCATGACGATAGTCGTAATCGTTGGTGAGTTTCCAATACTCCGAAGGATTAGCTTTATTAAAAGAATTCATCTTCTTTTGAATAGCCTCTCCTATCTTTGTAGCCTCTTTATTTAGCTTCTCTTTCTCTGCTTCTAGCTTTAACAGTTCTTTATAAAGAGAAGTTTTTTTAAACCCCTCATTTTTAGTAACCATATCGGCTTCCATTCTTTTATGAAATTTAGAAGCGATTGCCTCTCTTTCTTGTTTATTTGTTTTCATTTTTACCCTCCTAATAGGTATTTGTTAATGAGCTTTCATTATAACTAAATAGATACAGTTTGTATACTCTTATATTAGTTAATTTTAGAGCTTGACTTGACCTGCCATCTCATCTCCTGCCGCCCCCAGCTCATCTCTGGTGTGTTATCATGTGTTATGCCCTACGCATCACTACGTTACCCCAACCCCGAAAAGAAAGCCCCGACCCGACCCGAACACTTATTAGCTTTTAGCTCCTGCCTGGAGAGCCAGGGGGGGGGTAAATCATTTGTGTTATGTGTTATTTAGTCCTCACCACACCAACCATTAGCCCTATTAGCTAATCCCGAACCCGACCCGATTTATCCGTTGCTTTTTTATAAGAGAGGGGCCGAGAGAGAGGGGAAATGCGATTAACTTTCCAATTTCCTATATATACGTAAATATAACTATAAAAATATATTACATTTTGTATAACAAAACCCTTGCATATAGTGGATACATTTGGTAATCTAAACAAGTATATTTTTATTAACCCAAAACTTATAGGAGAGTAATTATGGGAACTAGAAGCAATATCGCTTATAAAAAATCAGACGGGAAAATCGTTAGTATGTATTGTCATTATGACGGCTACCCACAATATAACGGAGTAATGCTTAACGAACATTACAACACCAAAGAGAAAGCCAGAGGTCTTGTGAATAACGGCTATCAATCAGCACTTAAAGAAACCGTAGAGGAATCTAATCGAGATAGAGTGCATGAAGAACCACCCACAACATATCATTCATTTCATGCTTTCATTATGGACATAAACTTTGATATTGAATGGGTATATCTATTCAAAGATAACGCTTGGTATTACGCAGAGACTTCATTAATTAGACTGCCTAACGGCAAGTATGATATTGGGGTTGACGATTTTTCTTTACTATCTGATCTGCACTACACAATAAACGTAGGAGATCAATCATGAAGTATAAGTTTAAAGAACTAAGCAAATTCAAACACATTAGACGCAATACTTTTGACATACCAACAGGGGAATTAGAAACTCCCCTGACTAATGGATTTGAAGTATTAGAGTTTTTAATGACTGTAGCGAATAAAGAACGCTATCAATTCAAAGCAAGGGGTAGAGGTAGCCGTAAGGTATATGGTAATAGTTACGATATACCTATAGAGCATGCCGAGAAGATAGCACTCTATCACTCTACTAGAGATCATATCGCTTTTAAAGAACACCAAGAACGCTCTAGGTCTAAATCGTCCTGGGCAATTCGCAGTCAATTAAGAGAGATCAAAAACGCTATAGAAACTCACAACGAAATCTTTGATAACGATTTAGAAATAGATCTAAAAACAGGAGAGTGAAGATGAGAGGAGTCCGACAATGAGTGAATTTTATGGTGCTACTTTAGAGCCTTATGCAGATGAATATGAGTATGAAGATTTTATTTATGACCTTGAATACTTTAATAAATATATTGGCAAAGAAGTTTATGTTAAAGGTTATAACTTAAATTGGAGAGGTAGTAACGGAGAAAAGGTATTTTTGTTTGACAATATAAAACAGATATACCAAGAGTTGGTTAATATCGATACAGACTTTAGTTTTGATATAAGAAAGACTAGAGGGAGAAATACCTATAAAGCAACTTCATCTAACCATGATTGTAATAGTAAGTTTACCTTGAGTTTTAGAAAGGAGTCCGACAATGAATAAATGGTTATGTAATGAATGTATCTCTGATGATATTCAAATTATCAAAGACGATAACAAAGAAATGGATTGTTACTGTAACGACTGCAAGGAAGAACAATATATTGTTTCTTCTTGGTGGATTAACAAAGGAGTCCGACAATGAACGATAAGATCAACCCGACCTATTACCGCAAAGGAATAGAAGCGAGGGCTATATGAGTAGAGAAGTAAAGTTATCGATAGAAGAAGCAAGTATATCTATAGCTTGTTTATTAGATGATGTAGAAGTAGATAAAATCGGTAAATTTTGTCCTCACTTAATTACTGATTTAGAACACATACAAGACCAAATAACCATAATAGAAAACTTTATGAGGAGAAAATTATGAAAGTTCATGTAGTTCTAGAAATGTATAAAGGCGTTCTTTGTGATGTAGAAGTCTATAAGAACGACCCTGACCCCTCTAACAAATTTGCAGATGCATATGACCGAGAGGAAGATAATGGTAAGAGAGTTTTTACCGTTGATATTAATGAATAACAATTAGACGGGAGTTTAAAATGAGTGAAAATATCCAAGAGAAAGGAAGTGCTGGTATAAATGTAGAATTGTCTAACGGCGTAATAACCGTTAGACATTCAGAAGCCGATCAAATCCTACATGAATGGACTGCGAGAGAAGGAGATTGGAATAAAATTTTTAAATGTATATACAGTTTAGAAAAATCATCTAATAGGGGGAAAAATGACCAAACTAAAATTGACTAAGAAAAAAAAGGGAGAACATGCTCATGATCTTTTACATGACGGATTACATAACATAACTGCTAACGCAATACTTAACTTAGATGCCGCTCATGTTTGTTATGTCTGTTTGTATTTTATTGTTGGATTAATCTTTGACGCTTCACCAAACAAAGAAGAAGCATTAGAGATGATAGATGATGTAGTAAAAGACGCTTTAAAAGAAGCCGAGAAGGAGAAAGATAATGAAAATATTTAATGTATATGTAGATGTGGTGGAAAGTTATACTGTGCCAATAGAAGCTAACTCTAAGGAAGAAGCCTTAGAGAAAGCAAAAAATGTAGAGCCTTCTGATTACAATGTTCCACACTATAGCGAAAATATAGTTAAAGGTGTAGATAATGTGATTGAAGAAATTACTGATGAAAAGACAGGCGTTACACATGAATTTGTGATGGAAGATAACGAATTATGATAGTAAAAAGTAAGTTTAAACTTGTCCAGGACATTATATTCTTTACTGCCGTTGGATTATTCTTTACTGCATTATTCTTATCAATCGCTCTATTCTTTTTGCCCTATTACGTAGGGCGAGAAGTTTGGAACCGTTATGAAATTTGGTATATAAATAGAGGAAATAAATAATGAATCTTAAAGAATTAGAAAAGGAATGGGCCGAGAATTTTCAAACAGAAGCCAATGGAATGATTAAAAAAAGATCAATGCCTAAAAAGTGGCTTATGAAATTAAAATCGCATTACCGTAAAGTAAATGAAAAAAAGGAGAAAGTTAATGAACGCTAAGTTGCTATATAACCGTAATAGCTATATTATGCCTGAGTGGTGTTCGTTTGATTTGATCTCAAATCTTAACTACTCTCCTAAATGTATGTATCTAACGAGCGCCACAACCCCGTGATGTTTTTATTTTGGATAGCTTTATTTCTCTATATCTTTATTTGGGTAATAGACAACCCTAAACAGAAATAACCCCATTACTTGAATCTTTAGGGCTTGCCGTCTGCAAGTCCTCATTCTCTAATTCCTCTAAACTATCTGCCTCATCTACCTGCTCACCTGGAGCTACCCCGTCTGGGAGCTTGTCTGGATCTATAGCCGTAATACTCCCCATCAGTTGTTCCAGGCGTTTCTCTACTTCTTCCCGACTCATTTGATCTATCTTCCCGAACATAACTTCTTTCCTATCAACAACCAGGCCCCCGACTTTAAGCAGGCTGTTCTGAGCTGAGATGGCCGCGTTAAAGGACCCAGCCTCCAAAGCCTTGTCCCGAATATCATATAGATCTTGAACTGCCCGATCATAATTCAGCTCATACTTCTTCTTAGCTTCATTCATCAGATAGTTATATTCTTTGCGAATAACAGGATGATTCATGAGCTTATTAGCAGATTGCCTAGCATCTTTATACCCAGCCTTATGAGCGCACTCTACGAGAGAAAGCCGAGGATTATTAACGGCTTGCCATATAAAGTTTCGTTGTCTGCGATTGAGGGAGTTGTCTAGGTTAGCGTATTCAATGGGAGCTTCTTCTTCTGGAGCCAAGATGGGTTCATATTCAAGTTTGTTTTTTCTATATCCCATATGTTTTTAGCAGTTTAGAGTTAAAGTAATTATATGTGACTACCCCCACATTACCCTAAAGTGTATGGAGAGGATACCTTAATACAATTTATGCAGTCAAGATATTTGTAAAGTTTTTATAGTATTTTCACTATTTTCCTGTGACAAAAATGAAAAAAATAAAATAATCGTGAAACCCGCCTAGTTATAGGGCTTTTTAGCGTCATATATCCATGACAATAATAGGACAATAATGTTTTAGTCATCATCTGGACCCAGTTTAGGAGTTAATTTATCAAATAAATCGTAGTTATTAAATACACTAACGTGCCTATCTACCTGGATATATTGATTAAGGATCTCGTCCACAAGACTATATACCTGATCATCATCATCCGTTGTTTTTTGTATTTTCCAAATACAATAACTTAAAGTAGTTAAAACAACCGTAAGCTCATCTTCACCTCTAAAAGTATAGCTTTTAAATAGGTTGCTCAATCTTTCCACAATTTCTTTTAAAGTGGGTTTTGGCATTTTACTTTGTATTGGAACTACTTTTAGTGTCATTAATAAACTATACCTTAATTTTGCTTCTTACTTCTATAAATTTATCTAACATTTTTTTAGTCTTAGCATACATCTCATGAATTATCATAGAGTAACTATTAGCTTGTATTGGCGTATGATTATCTGCCGCATTAGCTTCATGCTCAATACAATAGTCTAAACGGTCATTCATTTCCTTTAGCAATTTCATTATTTCTTCATGTCTGCAAACAGGACAGCCATACCCTTTTATGTGTTCAAAAGGAGTAGCCAAAAAATCGCCATGATCAGGACACCCGATTGTGACATCCTCATCCATTATTACGTAATTATCTTTTTCTTTACTCATGTGTAACCTCCTAAATTACTATGTGTAGACATTATAGACTTTTTGCTCTAAAATACAATTTATATATTACATTAACATTTACTTTAGGAGAGTATTATGGATATAAGAAAAAATAAAGCTTTAAATAAAGCTTACCTAGATGCCATTATCAAGACATCTACCACTAACCTGAATGATAGTCTGGACCAAGAGCTTACGAAGGATAAGTTAAACTATACTTTGTTTCAGCTTAAAGGAAACATCTCAGAACTTACACAATGTGTCAAAGAACTTACTGATGCAGTTGATAAATTAGAGGAGGCATCATGAACGAACTACCAGAAATATTAGAGAACCAAGAACATGTAGTCTTAGGAGACGCAGTTTATTTTCCAGATATGGAGCATAACTTTTATCATGAAGCTCCAGGCATATCATCATCAAACATAAGAAGGTTTGGCCAGAGTCAACTTCATGCATTTGAAGAAGATAATGAGACGACACCAGCTATGAAGCTTGGGACCGCAGCTCATTCACTTATTGTTGAAGGAGAGGAAGCATTTGTTAATGATGTAGTTTGCCTAAGTGGATCTCCATACACTAACGCTAATAAAGAGCTAAAGAAAGAGTATGAAGATAGAGGATTAACCGTCATATCATCTAAAGACAAAGAAACGCTTTACAATATGAAGGAAGCTTTGATACCAGAAGGAGTTAAACATCTTTCAGCAATACAAGGTGAATATCCAGAAGTATTTAACTCTCCGTTTGAAAGAGCGATCTTTTGGTGGGAAAAGGATCTATTGCTTAAAGTTAAATCAGATGTGCTTAGATACCCTCTAGATGTCTCTAGCGATCCGAAATCAATTATCCTGGTGGATTATAAGACTACTACCGATTGTTCTGTTAGAGGCTTTACATCATCTATTAGAAAGTATCAATACGAGCTACAGGCCGCTTGGTATAAACGTGGATATGAGAAAGCTGGGTTTAACGTGGTTGATTTTATGTTTGTAGCACAAGAAAAGAAGAAACCGTTTGCAAGTAAGATCTTCAAGATGAAACATGAGGACATGACATCTGGGTGGTTAAAACTTGAGCATTTGCTGGGTGAATACAACGCAGTATTAAACGGTAAGGAAGCTACTACATACAACTCACCTAATATAGTTAACGTAGATCTAAAAGGCTGGGGGGAAGATAAATGAGTAAAGATTTTTATATTAAAGATCTTATAAGAGACTGTGTTTATCTTCTTTATCAAGATAACAAAATTGTTTATGTAGGAACTACCCAAAATGTATATAACAGAATTACTCAACACAAAAAAGATAAACGCTTCAATAGAGTAAGATTTTTATTTTGCAGAAGGGATAGGAAAACGTATTGGGAAAGAGTTTTAATTAATAAATATGAGCCTATGTATAATTGGAGAATAGAGTGGAATGGTAAATATGGTCGTCAAGTCTATAGATAGGAGAGAAAGAATGAAGAAAGTATTATCAAAAAGAAACCTAGAAATATTAGATGAATGGAACAATAATTATAACTCTACACTACAAAGTATTGGAGATAAATATGGGCTTACCAGGGAACGTGTAAGACAAATTTTATTAATAGCAAAAAAACGTGGTTTGGATGTAGAAGAATCTGTAGAAAAAACAAAATTAAGAAACGAAATAATAAAGGAAGGTATTATAGAAGAGATAAATTTAGGGTTAGAACATTACGGCACATTAAAATACTATGTGTGGCGCAGGTTATATGTAAATCAAGATAAAAATATTCAACTTCGTAGAGAAACTTTAAGAGAGATTTTGATAAAAAGATGGAATGAAGATTTAGATCCTTTATTTAATTTTTATATTTCTATTAATTTAACACCTAGACATTACAAAATTTTAGATCTTAGAAAATCAGGCAAAACTTTAGAACAAATAGGTGAAATAATTAACAGATCAAAACCGCTAGTTTCACGTTATTTGAGAGATTTACATGAGCATGATCTTTATGATTATTCTAATGAAAAACAAGTTGAGGCCGTGCGTTTAAATAATTTTGTAATTGAAAAAAATCTTAATCATATAAGAAATCAATTGCGACAAGGTAAATTTCTGAGTCAAATAAATGTAGAGCCAGGCGTATCCACGCTTGGACACGAAACGGTAAGACATTACATAAGAAGGCATTTTCTTTACCCACATTACGTAAATGAAAAAAAACATGCAGAACGGGGTAACGAGGCAATAATTCATTTAGCATAATTGGAGAAAGAAATGAAAGATATAGAAGATTTTAAAGATGGATGGAGAAATGAAGCTGATTCTGAAATGAAAACATATATGATTAGATGTGAAAAGACCTCGATTGGTTATTACAACATCAAGTGCAAATCACTAGAAGAAGCTAAAGCACAAGCCAAATATCAAATGGCAGTTAGTCCTAAGACTGTAACAGAGTGGGAGAAGCAAGAAGAAATTATTTTGCCCCAAGAGTCTATAGTGATTCAGCCCTACAACGAATTTACAAATAAGGAGAAAAAAGATGGCTAGACCTAAAAAGAAAATCCAGAAAAGAGAAAAGGTGTTTAACTTTGTAAGCAAAGTTATAGACTTAATTCAAAACAAGTGGAGAACCACCATTAAAGCATTTGTGTTTTTGTTTGGTGTAAGTGTTTTTATTTATATAGTGTTCTTTTGGATTGATACAGTCCAGGGCATACGTTTTGAAATCATTTATATATAATGAGTGAAGATTTAGTAAACCAACCACCTCACTACACTAGGGGTGAGATAGAGTATATAGATGCTATGAGATCTATGCTTACGGCAGATGAATTCAAAGCTTTCTGCAAGGGCAACGCAGTTAAATATATATGGAGAGAAGATCATAAAGGATCTAATATCCAGGATCTAGAGAAGGCCGTTGTGTATCTGAATTGGGCTATAGAACGTCTAAAGAATATGTAAATAAAAACAAGTTAAAAAAAAGGGGCATAAAGCCCCTTTTTCTTTTCTGCACTTAGAATGGAGGTTTATCTCCTGCTGGTGAAGGTTTCATTTCTGAAGGTTCCATCTTTATGATTTTAGTCTTCAAAGAAGTAACTTGTTCTCCTTGATCATTCTTCCAGTTGTCTTCAAACTGTCTGATACCAAGTCTAAGTTGCTTACCAATAAAATCTTTTGCAAGATCTGGAAGCTTCTTAAATCCAACAGTAATAGCAAGACGACTAAATATCTCACTCGCTATCCTTTTTGAATCTTCATTAGCAGACCACAAGTTATACCATTCATTATGATCTCGGTAATTACCGCCATCTATTTGAAAGGTAATTTTCTGAGTCCAATTACCGCTGTTAGATTTATATTTCTCAGCAGCAATAATCTTTGCCTCATACTCACCAGTTGGAGCAACCTCGGGACCTCTCGATTCCATTTGCTCCGCATTCTCGAAAAAATCAACATCATTAAAATCTGACATTACGCACTCTCCTTATTTTCGATATTAATAGAAAACCCTAACTTTTCAATTAGGGCAGTTAGAAGTGGCTCCTCAAAGGCTTCTAGCTTACCGCTACGATCTTTGGCTGTGTAGCCTTGACCTATCCTCGTTTGTAACCACCTTTCCGCTACAGCATTACCGTCATCATCTTGACCGTCAATAATACGTAGGGCCAAAACCTCGTCAAAGAAATACGTGATTGCATCTCCTAGAGGTTTACTTGCCATTTTAGGACCAAAGAAAAATACGCCATCATTATTTTCTTTACCTTCTTTGCAAAGAAATAATACGTGAGTATCTAGATCCCTAAATGATCTCATTAGACTTGTAACAGCTTCACTTACGTTCTGGTAAGCCATTCTTCCGTCTTTGTTTCTGCTTTTCTCATGCACCAGTAAGATCTCTGAAATCTCTGAAACTGAGTCTAAACACACGCTATCATAGGATAATTCACCAGATGCTAGAGCGGCATATACCTCTCTTAAATCATCATAACTCTTTACCTCGATAGCTGACACATTAGGTGCGTCTTTAATAGAAAGCAATCCAGCTTCTGCACTTATGACTAATACGTTGCCTGGCATACTTTGTGTTGCGTATGTTTTTCCAGATCCAGCTTGACCATAAATTAAAAGCTTGGCTCCCTGTTGATCCACCATTTTATCTGGTGTCTTTATTTTATCTTTTAAGTCGCTCATACCTACCCTCCTTTTATATGTGTAAAAATGAACTTGATAATTATAACCTAAGAAACTACAATATGTAAATCATATTATTTAGGAGATGTATATGAAAAAACAAATTGATAAAACTTGGTTAGCAAATTACTATTTCAGGACCAAGACTATTGCAACAAAAAAATTAAAGGAGCTTAATACTATGGGCGTACAACCTAACCATAAAGAAAGAAAAATAGATCACTACACATTACCTGTTTACATTAAATTTTTAGGATACAAAAAAGCCGCAGAGGATTTTAAATGCTCAGAAGCTACTTGTAAGTCTTGGAGATATGGATATAGGCAACCGTCTATAGCGCAAGCTAAACAAATTATAAAGGCAACAGAAGGAAGATTGGATTTTGAATCTATTTACGGTTTAGTATCTGATATTTTAGAAGAACAGGAATAGTATGTTCCAGCTCAATATTACCGAGGATGACTCGTCCTTGGATATTGCTCTGGCTTATTATGATGATGGATATAATGTAGTACCTTTACAAAGATCGAATAAGAAACCACCACCATTTTTAAAAGGCTGGGAACAATATAAGGAAACAAGACCTGAAAGGGATCTTGTAGAGTCTTGGTTT